GGTCAGGTTACCATTTAGTGCAGTCATACCAGCCCACACACCAGCAGCAGTAGTCTGCTTGAATGGGTTATTAGGTGACTGAACAGTGTTAGTGACCATTAGAGGCATGAAAGGAGCATATGCCATAGGAGCATTGAAATAATTGCCACTGTTGGACAGAACAATAATTTCACTATCAGGCACTACACCAGTAGCACGAATAACAGGAATACCATCATAGTAACCATATAAGCCTACTGATACTTGAGCAGCATCAGGAGCCATTTGGAAGTCAGGCATACCACGTAGAACTGCAGCAGCAGTCTTACCAGCGATATAACGATTAGCTACAGATGCACCCGAGTTAGTATGTAATCTAGCTTCAACAGCTGCGATTGCATCAACAAAGGTAAGCTTATGTTCAGCGTAAGAAACACCACTAGGAGCAGTCTTATCCCAATTATCGTTAGCACCTGCAGGTAAGTTAGCTATTAAAGTCTTAACTGCATTAGTATTCAGAATACGGGTTAGTTCAGTAGTTAAGTCTTGAGCAACTTCATCTACAGCACTACGACCGAATCTCTGAGAGAATGCGAAGTTAGCAAATGCACCAACATCAGATGCCAGAGCCCAGATTTGTGCTCTAATATCTTTAGTGAGTAAAGATGCTTGAACTTTATCAAGACTAGCTAATGAGTCAACATCAACTTCGTAGATAGCATCTAGAGTCTTACTGTTACCAGGATCAGCAGTAAAGGTGATAGAATAAGCACCAGTAGTATAGTTAATAGTACCACCAAAGCCAAAGCCTATAATAGTACCAGCGCCATCATCCTTACCATAGCCCACACCAGTCACGTTAATATCTAGTCTATATGGACGAATTGGTACAGTACTAATATTACCAGTATAGGTAAGAGTAGCAGCAACAGTAGTAGCTAGAGTTTGAGCCTTTCTATTACCACCTAAGGTACCAGTACCAGGATTATCTCTTTGCAGAGGTGAAGCAATAATATCATTAATATTATAGCCACCAGAAGTTTGCTGAGCTCTAATAGCCTTGTAGTAAACAATACCATGCTCTTCAGCCATAGGCTGAATAGAAGCTACTAAAGGTAGAATAGAAGCACCAACAGAAGCAGTAATAACATCAAGGGCTACTTGAGGGATAGCACCTAATGAACCTAGGTTACCTTGAGACTCAACGAATTGAGCATAGTTATTGAACTGATCTAATTGTTGACCTAAAGCACAAATCTCAAAAGGAGATAGAGATTCATTAACCTTAGCCTTCATTGACATTGAAGTATAAACATCAATTTGTTCTCTGTATTTATCAGAGTAGATGTTAGCTTGTTGATCAGCTGAACTTTCATTGATTTCAGCTAGAGTTTTTACTTTTGTATTCATAGTAATTCCTATATTATTTATCTACCAATTCTGCTTATTAATTTAGCAGCACGAGAACTATTTAATAATGCATTTTTAGCATTATCTTTTAGAATCTTATTAGATTCATTAATTGACACTTTATTCTTACTAGATAAGTTACGTATTAGTCTAGAAGATAAAGACTCATTTAGATTAACATCATCTTCTTCCTCTTCATTTTCACCAGAACCACTGCCAGATCCAGAAGTGTCCTCAGGAGGTACTACTACAGGAGGAGTTTCTTCTGTAGTACCATTACCTTCTACAGGAGGAATAGCAGCAGTAGTTGATGATTGATCAGGAGTTTTAATCTTGGCTAACATATCATCAACTTCTTCAAGAGTCATACCCTTGGAAAGTAATGAATCTAATATACCACAATCAACAGAGTATTTAGCACATATAGACTCTTTCTCTTTTGATTCAAGAGTTGAAGTCATAGCTTCTGCATTAGTAATAACTTCTTTCAGTTCATCAACTGAACCTAAGTCACGATAAGCTTGTAACTCATCAGCAATTTCTAATGCCTGACTAAGAGCATCTTTAACTTCTTGTGGAGAGCCTAATTCAGTATAATCACTATCGTCTTCATCTACTGGCTTTTTCAAATCAGCAATTTGAGTTCCAATAGTATCAACAGTAGCAGTAAGATCTCTTACTGTTTCTTCACCTTTATCAAAAGCTTCATGAATTTCTTGTACTGAACCTATTAATCGATATTGCTCGAGTTCAGCAAATTGTTCATGAATAGCAGTCACAGTACCTATAGCTTGATAATTTTCAAGTATAGCTGAAGTTCTTGCCTGTTCTACTTTAATATTAGTTAAACTCTCATTTAGATTTTTTAATTGCTCTTCAGTAAGAGTTGCTTTACCCTGCATATTAACCAGTAGAGATTCTAAAATCTCTACTGGTTTATTATTATTTTCAGTATTCATAAGTTTTCCTTTATCTAATGATAATGAGCTAGAATTTTCATGAAGTGATTCTATTAGTTGTGGTAGTGCTTCTATATATCCTGGATCTATTACGAAATCAATTCGTTCTAGCATAAAACTATCTGGTTTAACAGTTCTAACTCCACCAGAAGATGTAGATTCATATAACCCTCCAGCTTTTGTAGATACTCTTAATTTACATTTAGCTCTTAACAGAGTATTTAAAGTTCTACCTGGAGGTGTATTTAAGATGAGATATTCAGCTTTGCCAATATTATCATCATCAATCCAAGTTTTAGTGACTATATGAGAAAATTTACCTTCTCTAATAGCATCATCAGTTAATTCAATATTATGTCCTATAGTACCAAATACTAATCTAGAATTTAATCTAGATAAGAATCTAGGATCAGATATAGCATTTTCCCATGCTTCTATAGGATAATGAACCCTATTTTTACTAGTAGTGTTTGGAAAGAATGCAGGACCAACTACTCTAGCTAAAATATGAATACCATCAACTTCAGAGATATTATCTTCTTCTATTTCAAAAACAGAAGGTAAACTCTCCCATATGTCAGATAGAGAGTTGTTTTCTAATTCCATAGTTAAGCCGTATGTATACTACTAACGACAGAACCATCTAAATTAGCTATTACACCATATTTCTTTAATACCTTACAAGCATTAACTGGGTTATTAGTAGAAATTCTAATATTATCACCCTCAAGAATTAATTCTGAAGTTGGAGTAACTGATTTCTTAAAGACAGTTTCTAGTTGGCCAAATAATATACCAGTAGCAGGAACTATGAATGTAACTGGTTCTGATACTATATTACCAGCATCTGTTTGATTAGTTAATTCTGCTACTGCAGCAGCAGCAGCTTCATTAACTTGTTTTAATTTGCTATTAGCATTATTAATAGCACTAGTAAATGATTTTAATGACATATTAAGCTCCAGCAGTATCTGCCTTAGTCTTTCTAGTTTCTAACTCAGATTTAGCAGCTTCAGCTTGATCACCACCAGCGTCAACTAGAGCTTTTAACTCATCTTCTGACATATCAGCTAAAGACTTCTCTTCTTCATTAATAGATTTTTTCTTGAAAGACTCATTTATAGTCTGCATTCTTCTAACTAAATTTTTAGTATTTGACATTTTTATTCCTCATTTG